CCGCAAAGACGGCACCACTGTGGGGAGTATTGGGGTTAGTAGTACAACAGGCCTTGAATATATGTATATTGGGTCAGGTGCTGTAGGGCTTTTGTTTGATGAATACGGAACAGATGGCATACGTCCATTTAATACAAATGGCACATTAAGAGATAATGCAATTGATTTAGGATCATCAACTGCTCGCTTTGATGACGTTTACGCCACCAACGGCACGATCCAAACGTCTGATCAAAACGAAAAACAAGACATTGCAGAGCTAACAGATGCAGAGCAACGTGTAGCTGTAGCTGCCAAAGGATTGCTGCGTAAGTTCCGCTGGAAGGATGCAGTAGCAGAGAAGGGCGATGAAGCCAGAACACACTTTGGCATTATTGCACAAGACCTACAAGCTGCATTTGCGGCTGAAGGATTAGACGCTAGCGATTACGCCATGTTCATCCACAGCACATGGACTGACGAAGAAACTGGCAAAGAAAAGTCACGCATGGGTGTTCGCTACAGCGAATTACTAGCGTTCATCATTGCAGCAATATAGGAGATTTAACATGGCTGTAACTTACACTTGGTCAGTAGCAAACACTGAACGCAATCTATCAGACGGTGGTATCACTGTCATTCACTGGCGTTGCACAGGCGTAGACGGTGACAACACAGCGTCATCCTACGGCACAACATCACATTCCCCTGATCCATCTGCGGATGGCTGGGTGGCATATGCTGATCTGACAGAAGCCACAGTCTTAGGCTGGGTACACGGTCAGGTTAGCCAAGAAGATACCGAGGCTGCAATCCAAGCAAAGCTGGATGCAATGGCAAACCCAACCTCACTTAGCGGTATGCCTTGGGCTGCTGAGTAATACTTAGAAAGGAAATCAAATGGTTGAAGAAAAAAAGACCATCACGATTGACGATGTAGAATACACAGAAGATCAGCTATCAGATGCAGCAAAGGTTTGCATTAATCACATTGGTTCCTTGGATCAAAAGATTGCATCAACAGAGTTTAATCTTACACAACTGCAAGTAGGTCGTGAAGCATTTGTAGTTCGTTTAAAACATGAACTAAACAAAGAAGAAGACTTAGAGAGTGCTGCTTAAAGTTCTTCTTTAAAGTAAAAGGTAAAAATGGCAACCCTAGAACAAATTAAACAAGCGGCAGAAACCGACTTGGTAACATTTATCAAGTTAGTTTCTCCAGAACAAGTTCTAGGGCAATGCCATGAGGATGTATGTAACTGGTGGACACGTGAAGATTCTAAGTCTCACCAGTTACTACTCTTTCCTCGTGACCACGGCAAGTCAAGATTAATAGCCTATCGTGTAGCTTGGGAGTTGACAAAGAACCCAACTCTTCGTATACTATACATATCAGCTACAGCTAACTTAGCTGAAAAACAACTAGGGTTTATCAAAGGAATCCTTACCTCTGATACTTACCGTAGGTACTGGCCTGAACATGTACATGCTGATGAAGGTAAACGCACACGGTGGACTAACTCAGAGATCATGTTAGATCATCCACTACGGAGGAAAGAAAATGTTAGAGACCCTTCGGTCTTCACTGGTGGCCTTACTACGTCACTTACAGGACTTCACTGTGATATTGCTGTCTTGGATGATGTCGTTGTGTACGAAAATGCTTACACAGGCGAAGGACGCAATAAAGTTAAAAGTCAATACTCTCTTCTCTCGTCTATCGAAGGTGCTGAAGCTAAAGAGTGGGTCGTAGGTACTCGTTATCATCCTGCCGATCTCTACAACGATCTTCTTCAGATGGTCGAGGATCAGTACGACGAAAGAGGACAGAAGGTTGGCGAAGAGAATATCTACGAAATATTTGAGAAGCCAGTAGAAGATTTAGGTGATGGAACAGGCGAGTTCCTCTGGCCTCGTACCCAACGTAAAGACGGTAAGTGGTTCGGCTTCGATATGAAAATCTTAGCCAAGAAACGTGGTCAGTATCTAGACAAAGGACAGTTCAGAGCACAGTACTACAACGATCCATCCGATCCTGACAATGTACCTGTAGGTTCTGAAAAGTTTCAGTACTATGAAAGAAAACACATTCGTGAAGAAAACGGATACCTTTACTACAAAGATAATAGACTCAACGTCTTTGCTGCGGTGGATTTTGCTTTTAGTTTGGGTAAACGTGCTGATTACACAGCTATTGTCGTGGTAGGTATAGATGCAGACAACAACATCTACGTCTTGGACATCGATAGATTCAGGACTGACAGAATCTCTGAGTACTTCGAACACATCCTTCACCTATCAAACAAGTGGTCATTCAGAAAACTCAGAGCTGAAACAACTGTCGCACAGATGGCTATCGTCAAACAGCTTAAAGAACTTATCAAGCAACATGGACTTACCATAAGCATCGATGAGTTCAGACCTAACAAAAGTCAGGGTAATAAACAGGAACGTATATCTTCTGTCTTAGAACCTAGATATGATAACCTGAGTATCTGGCACTACCGTGGGGGTAATACTCAAATACTCGAAGAAGAACTATCGTCACGTAACCCTCCTCATGACGATGTGATTGATGCCCTAGCCTCAGTTGTAGACATGGCTGTCAAACCTGCACGTGCAGTACGTAAACAAAAAGATAATGTAGTGCAGTTTCACTCTAAATTTGGAGGTGTTTCATTTGGCTAGAGGTCTTTTAGATAAACCCCTTGAACGTATTTGTTCAAATTGTAATAAAAGTTTTGTACAAAAATCAACTAAAGGTTCCAATTTTTGTTGTTTTCAATGTAAACATGATTATAAATTAAAATTTGATTTAGACTACAAACTTAGTCGTTTGTTGAATGGTTCAAAAGCAAGAGCATTTTCTAAAGCCCTTCCTTTTAATCTGACATTAAAATATCTGAAAAAACTATACGAAGAACAAGAAGGTCTTTGTGCTATAACAAATAAACCTTTTTGTTTTGCATCCCATCCAAAAAAACACGTAGCAGATAAAGACTCTGTTTCTCTTGATAGAATTGAGCCTGATCTTGGTTACACAAAAGGAAATGTAAGATTTGTGACATTTCAAGTAAACTGCGCTAAAGGGTTTTACACTGACGAGGAGTTCTATGAAATGTGTGCAAATGCTCTAAGGAATAGACTGTAATGGCTGGAACAACTATTGACATAGATCATTTTATTGATCCTCATGCTCTCGCAACTGACATCACAGATCGTTGGACTTCGTGGAATAATGCTCGTCGTACCAAGATAGAAGAGTGGAAAGAACTGCGTAACTATATCTACGCAACGGATACTCGTACAACATCTAATAGTAAACTACCGTGGACTAACAGCACAACCACACCTAAGCTAACACAGATAGCTGACAACCTACATGCCAACTACTTTTCAGCTTTGTTCCCCCAGCAAAGATGGTTCAAGTTCCAAGCACACGATGAAGACTCAGACCTAAAAAATAAACGTGATGTCATTCAGGCTTATATGGAGAATAAAATCCGTCAGTCTGACTTTGAAAACACAGTGAGTAAATTAATAAATGACTACATCCAGTACGGTAACTGTTTCGCAACAGTTGACTTCTCCAGAGATTACACTGAGTACGACAATGGAGAACGTATTGTCAACTACATTGGGCCTAAACTTGTCCGTATCAGCCCCTTTGACATCTGTTTCAACCCACTTGCCCCAAGTTTCGGAGATAGCCCTAAAGTTGTTCGTTCTATTCTAACCCTAGGGGAAGTTGCCCGAAAGGTAGAAGAGACAGTTGACAACAACTATATGAAGAGTATCCTTGACAAAATGATGGCTAACCGTTCAGCCATGTCAGGTCAAGACATAGATGTTGCCAAGTCTCAGGCATTCATAGCTGATGGCTTTGCAACTCTGTCAGAATACTACGAGTCTAACTACGTAGAACTTCTAACCTTCTACGGTGACATCTACGACTCAGAGAACGGTGAGTTCCATAAGAACCGTATCATAACAGTCGTTGATCGTTCTTATGTCTTGATAAACGAACAGAACCCTAGCTGGTTAGGCAAGGCATCTATTTTCCACGCTGGTTGGAGAGAACGTCCTGACAACCTATACGCTATGGGGCCACTAGATAATCTTGTCGGTATGCAGTACCGCATAGACCACCTAGAAAACCTAAAGGCTGATGTCTTCGATCAGATTGCCTACCCGATTATCAAGATCAGAGGTGACGTAGAGGACTTCGACTTCGAACCTGCTGCACGTATATACATGGGTGAAGAGGGTGACGTAGGGTACCTAGCACCTGATGCTACAGCCTTGAATGCTGACTTCCAGATTCAAACCCTAGAGAATAAAATGGAAATGCTGGCAGGTGCTCCACGTGAGGCTATGGGTATCCGTAGTGCAGGTGAAAAGACAGCCTTCGAAGTACAACAGTTGATGACAGCTGCGGGTCGTATCTTCCAACACAAGACAGCCCATTTTGAACGTGTGTTCTTAGAGCCAATCCTTAACGCTATGCTCGAAGCATCTCGTCGTAATATGGACTATGCCGACACAGTCCGTGTCTTGAATGATGACACAGGCTTGTACTTCTTCGAACAGATCACCAAAGAAGATATCATGGCTAACGGTAAGATCGTTCCTATGGGTGCTCGTCACTACGCAGAACGTGCTAATCGTGTACAAAACTTAACACAGCTATATCAGTTGAAGTTGTCAGACCCGACTATGGCAGCACACTTGTCAGGTAAAGAGTTTGCTCGTCTTCTAGCTGATGAACTAGGTGAACCTAAGTTGTTTGCTGAGAATGTCACAGTAACAGAACAACTAGAGACACAACGAATTGCAACTGAAGCTGAAGTTCAGTTCCAAGAAGAGCAACAAATAGCAATGGAGAAAGGACTCTAAAGATGCCATACATGAAGGGTAAGAAGACAACATACGGTAAAGGTACTAAAAAGAAAGAACCTACTAAAACAATGAAGTCTCCTAAAAAGAAATAAATGAAATCCCACTGGTTCAAACAATGCAAGACGAAAGAAGACAAGGAGAGTGTACGTCAAACTCTCATGTCAAACCGTGAAAGTCTTCTTCGTCTTGAAGTAATTCTTGAGTCTCTACTCAAAGAATCCCCATCGTCGGCTGACTATGACAGTCCGTCATGGGCGTACAAACAAGCTGATCGTATCGGCTATAACAGAGCACTAAACCAAGTGCTTGATATTATCAACTTAGACAATAAGGAATAGATTATGGTATTTACTGACAGTGCTGCAACCGCACAGACTGAGCAGGTAACAGAGCAGACGCAGCAAGAAACCTCACCACAGGAATCTTACTTGCAAAAACTCGTAGAGGCAAAGGGAGAGAACTGGAAAGACCCTGAAGTCCTTGCCAAAGGTAAACTCGAAGCAGATGGTTATATCAAAACTCTTGAAGAGCAACTAGCCACTATGCGAGAGGATATGCAGAAGCAAGATTATCAGGCCCAGATTCTTGAACAGTTGCAGAACAAGGCTGCTGAAACTACCACAGCACAACCTGCAATGCCCAATGATAATGGTAGCACAGAGACACAGGATACCACTGCAAGTCTTAGTGAGAACGATTTGGAAAGCCTTGTTGAAAAAACACTGGTCAAACGTGAACAGGATGCTGTCATTAAACAGAACCTGACACAAGTAGATCAAGAGTTAGAGAAGTCTTTTGGTACGGAAGCTGCCGCTAAAGTCCAAGAGAAAGCCGAAGCACTTGGTATGACAATAGATCGTCTACGTGATATTGCAGCTGAGTCGCCCACAGCATTCTTTGCTCTTATCGGTGAACCACAGAAAACCTTTAGCCCTATGGTTCAAGGTTCTGTACGAACCGAAGGTGTCAACATGCAACAGTCGAATGAACGTGACTGGAACTACTACCAGAATCTTCGTCGGCAAAATTCAAAACAATACTATTCACCTAAAGTCCAACAGCAAATGATGCAGGACAAGCTACGGCTGGGTGATAGGTTCGGTAACTAAGGAGACTAGCAATGGCTGGTATGAACGATAGTGCAGTAAGCACTAACTTAGTCCGTAGTGAACTTTGGTCATCAGAACTAAAGGAACTACTACGTGACGAAATGATGGCACAGAACTACGTGCGTATGCTAGAAGGTTTCCCTGATGGTGATACTTTCAACATTCCACAAATCGGTGCGATCCAAACACGTGACTACACAGATGACACAGCTATCACATATGATGCATTGTCAACTGCGAACTTCACGTTTGCGATTGACAAGTATTTGTCATCTGCAACTTACATCACGAAAGCAGCATCACAAGACTCTTTCTACAGTGCACAACTTGAAGCACGTTTTGTTCCAGAACAAGGCCGTGCGATCATGGAACACTTCGAGTCTACAACTTTTGCTGCACCTGAAGTAGGTGTTACAGCTAACTCAGATGAAGCACAAGACGGTATCGCACACCGTATTTCAGGTGGTAACGGTGGTAAGCTAGAACTAGCTGACTTCGCATATGCACGTTATGCATTGAAGAAGTCCTCCGTACCTGATCGTGGTCTAGTTGCTATTGTTGACCCATCAGTTGAGTTCCAACTGAACACATTGACTAACATCGTTGGTGTTGCTAACAACCCAATGTTTGAAGGTATTGTTCGTGATGGTATCGCAACTGGTATGCGTTTCGTAGCTAACGTCTACGGCTTCGACGTATACACATCTAACTTCTTGAAGTCTGATGTCTCTGACTCAGCACTTGCAGAACGTGATGGTTCAACAACTAACAACTTTGGCACAGACAATGGTGTTGCTAACTTGTTCTTCTCAACCGAAGGCGATGCGAACCCATTCGTAGGTGCATGGCGTCAAGAGCCAGAAGTTGATTACGAGTACAACAAAGACTACCAACGTCACGAGTATGTAACAACTGCTCGTTACGGTGTCAAGAAGTACCGTCCAGAAGGTATCGTTACTATCGTAACCGATCCTGCTGTATAATGATCTTAGGGTATCCCTTCAAAGGGGTACCCTTCACTTTTTTGTTGACAAAAGATATCTTTTAGTTTATAATATCTTTAACACTGTCAGGGGTTCCTAATGGCTAATGTAAATCACTCATCTCTAACTGATCCTTACCTACATGAACCTAAGGGTGTAGCAGCTGCATCTTCAGGTAAGGTGTATGTGTCTAATGGGTCGGGTTCAGGAACTTGGAAAAAAGCACATTCAAATGCAGATGTGTATTTAGACTTTGATGCTACCACACCAGCTTATGTTCATTCAGCTACAACTGGTTTTACAGTTATTAATCCTACCCTAAGTACATCGACACTTAATGGTTTTACAGTTACAAACTCACCTAATGCTAGACTAACGTATACAGGAACTGAGGATATTTCAGCTAACATACATATTTCAATATCTACTTCACAGTCTACAGGTACAAACAAAGATGTAGAGTGGATTGTTTATAAAAATGGTGCTGGACTTTTAGGTGCTCATGTCATCAGAACAATTAGTTCAGGTACTTGGGGTTCCGTTTCATTACTTGGAAACAGTACACTATCAACTAATGATTACTTAGAAGTATACTCAAAGATTAACACTGCAAGTAATGTCAGTTATGCTTCTATCTTTTGGACAGTAAAAGGGTTACCAGTCTAATGAAAACGACACTCTTAGAAATTGTTCAATCTATACTGTCTGACATGGATTCAGAGAATGTCAATACTATCTCAGACAGTGTAGAAGCCCAACAGGTAGCCTCTGTTGTCGAGGATACCTACTACAATATTATTGCTGCTAGATATATCCCTGAACATGACGAACTTATTAAGTTAGGTGTTCTTAGTGATTCAACTAAACCTACTCACTTTACAATCCACAACAGTATTAAAGAAATTAAACGTATTGAATATAACACAGGAACAGTTGATGATCCTGATTATAGAATAGTTAAATTTGTAGAGCCTGAGTATTTTCTAGATAATATGGATGAATCAGGTCTACGTGTAGAATCTGATTACTATCCTGACAATACTGACCTGTATGTAAGAACAGACAAACATCCTTCATACTACACGTCTTTTAATGATTACTATATCATAATGGATTCCTATGATAGTTCTGTAGAGGCAACCCTTCAGCAAAGTAAAACCAGAGCTATGGGTTCTGTCTATCCTTCTTTCAGTCAGACTGATTCATTCGAGCCTGACATAGACAAGAACCTAGTACCTTTACTCACAGCTGAAGCTAAGTCAGCCTGTTTTTCATTATTTAAAGGTGGATCAGACCCTAAGGTTGAACAGGCAGCACGTCGCTTGAAGTCATACGTTCAGAACGATATGTATAAAATTAAACGTGCTAACACTCGTAATAACTACGGAAGATAGTATGATTGAATACCAAGAGTATCCAGAGAAACAAATGTGTGTCTGCACAACAGACAAATTAAAAACTAAAGTTATTATTCAAAAATCTGTAGGCGGTAATATCTTCTTCGAATTTAAATTTGAAAAAGGTACTATACCTAAAGAATTGTCTGGACGTTACACTTCGATTAAAAAGGCTCAACTAGGTCTAGAAAAGTATTTACGGAAACAACCTAAGTCAAAGACTGTCCTTCGTGATGAAAGGGCTGACATGAGAGAGAAAGAACGTAATGCCGCAAAGTCTAAATCAGAAGGCAGTTAATAACTTTGTCAGAGGTTTGATTACTGAGGCTGGTGAACTTACGTTCCCTGAAGGTGCTTCAGTAGATGAACTGAACTGTGAGTTACGTCGTGATGGTTCTCGTCGTAGACGTTTAGGTGTAGCCTATGAAGCTGATAATGTTTTGTCAGATTTTAGCTTACTAGACTCAGAATTAGTTTGTATAGGTGAGTGGAAAAACGTAGGCGGTAATGCTGATCTAGAGTTCTTAGTCTTACAGAGAGGTCGTTGGCTATACTTCTATAACAAGGGTGATACTCCTTTTTCAGCCCAGATAGAATTAAATGCTATAGACTTGGTTGCATATGAACATGCTGGTTCAGGAGGTGCTGCAAATGCTAAGTGTCAATTTACAAGTGTTAAAGGATTCTTAATCGTTTCCTCACCTAACATTAACACAATAGCTGTTGAGTACGATTCTATAACTGAAACTTTCACACGCACTCAGATTTCTTTTAAGACCAGAGACTTTGACTTTCAAGGGGATACCGAAGATTATTTCACCGAAGGTACAGGTACTATAGCAGATAGTCGTAAGTACGATACTCTAAACTCAGGGTGGGGTGATCCTAACACAGGCCGTAGTCAGACAGCATTAAACTATTACACCTCAACTCAGTCAGGTAAATACCCAGCACTGACACACCCTTGGTTCTCAGGTAAGGATTCTTCTAACCAATTCGATGTCACCGAATGGAAAAAGATAGGTGCTGGTACCTCTCTTTCAGGTGCAGGTCGTTATATTCTAGACTTCTTTAATAAAAATAGAAACGATGCAGCTTTAGATGATGGGATTAGTATTTCAATAAATAATGAAGTTGAATCTTCTCGTTTCCGTTGTGTCGAATCATTTGCTGGAAGGGTCTTCTATGCAGGTTTAGATAGTGCTAAAAATGCAGGTACTATTTTATTTTCTAAACTTATAGATACGACAAGTGATTTAGGTAAATGTCATCAGGTAAATGACCCAACATCAGAATACCTTTCCGATCTACTAGCCACAGATGGTGGTGAGATAAAAATACCTGATGCTGTCAAGATTCAAAAACTATATGGCTACCAAAACTCTCTGTATGTATTTGCTGAGAATGGTATCTGGCAGATCACAGGGGTAGATGGTGTCTTCAGAGCAACTGAGTATTCTATCAACCGTGTATCACGTATCGGTATCCTCAATCCTCAAACATTCGTAGCAGCTGAGGGTATTCCTTTCTGGTGGTCATCTTTCGGAATCCACACTCTATCAGCTGACCCTGTATCAGGTCAAGGTCAAGAACAGAATTTAACTCTACCTACCATACAAACTCTATGGGATAACATAGACCCTGAGGTAAAGTTAAAAGTTGTGTCAACATACGACAGTATAAACAAACGTATATACTGGGCATACCCTGACGCAGATGAAACTATAGAAGCTAAGTTAAATAACTTTCTAATCCTAGACATTCCTCTTCAGGCATTTTATCCTTGGAAGGTATCAGATCAAGCATCTAACACTGACTGTATCGTAGGACTAGCATTCTATACTGGTTTTGGTGCAAGTACAAATCTACTTGACGTAACATCCGACTCAGGTTCTGATGATGTAGGTGAGCATACTCTTACATCAGCTACCTCTGTAACATTTAAAACTGTAGCAGGTTCAGCTGACGGTACCCTAGAAATAACAGATGCTTCACATACCTTGTCAGTATCAGATTCTGTAAGAGTAGACTTCGAAGAAATATATGCTATAGCTGTCTTATTAGGCGTTGATACCTCAAGCATCGAACAGAATTTGACAGTATCAGCAACCACAGCTACAACATTTTCAGTTCCTATAACATATACAGCTGTTCAGGGAACTACAGGTCAAGCCACTCTACCTGCTACTTACTACTACTCCAACCTACAGACAGCTACAGTGGCTAATGACATTGTGTCAAGCCAGATATCCTCTGTACCTACAGGATCACCTCAGATTGTTCTAATCTGTAGAGATTCAACTGACAATAAAATTACCTTCGGTGGATTCTTGTCAACATCATTCCTAGACTGGGCTGACACTAACTACACATCCTTCGCTGAGACAGGATATGATTTCATGGGTGATGCGGTAACTAAGAAGAATGCACCCTATCTAATCTCCTACTGTCGTCTAACAGAAGAGGGTTTTACAGGAAGTGACTCTGATGGGTATGAAGCTATAAGACCATCAGGTTTGAAGGTTTCAGCTGCGTGGGACTTTAAGGATACCTTCGGGACTAGCCAACAGGTTTACAGACATAAGTACCCTGTTGTTGTCAATCCTAGTGACTTGACAGACTTTGCTTACCCTGAGGATATGATAACATCTCGTGTAAAAATACGAGGACATGGACGTTCAATGCGTCTGAAGTATGAGAGTGAGGAAGGTAAGGACTTCATCCTAGTTGGATGGGGTATGATTCAAGGAAGAAACCCAAGGTACTAATGGAAAAATATACAATCCGTGATGCAACCCATGACGATGTATTAGATACTGTCCTAGCTGTCAAACAATTCTGTAAAGAAATACCTCACCCAGCTTGGCATAAATTTAATACGAACAAAGTAAACACTCTTGTCACACAACTGATAGAAATTGACCAAGGTTTCGTAAAGATTGTTACTCACGATGACGAGGTAGTCGGTGCTCTAGTTGCAGTTATAAGTGACATACCGATTAATGACTTAGTCTTCGCACAAGAACTGATGTTTTGGATTGACCCTGAACATCGTATAGGGAGAACAGCCCTGAAGTTAGTAGATGAATATGTAGAGTGGGCTACTAACAAAGGTTGTAACTTCATAAGGTTGTCAGAATTAGACAATGTTTTAGGTGGAAAAGCTGGATTATTGTTCAAACGTAAAGGTTTCGAACCTACAGAAACAGCGTATATAAAGGAAGTATGACATGGCAATCTTTACAACAGCACTTGGTCTAACAGCCGCTACTACGATAGCTGGTGTTGGTGTTTCTGCTGCGGGTGCAGCACTTACAGCAGGTACTCTTGCACTTGCAGGTACAGCTTATTCTGTCTCTCAAGCAGAAAAAGGTGCTAGTGCTCAGAGGGCAGCGGCTGCTACACAGCAACGTATCCAGCAACAACAAGCCACTCGTCAAAGACGACAAGCCATACGTGGAAGCATCATACGAAGACAACAGGCGGCAGCACAGGCACAGGCGACAGGTGTGGCAGACACATCTATGGTAGCTGGTGGTCTGACAGGTTTGTCATCACAGCTAGGGGCTAACCTAGGATTCGGTACTATGTTATCAGGACTAGGTGCTCAATACTCAGCCCTAACAGGACAGGCTGCAATGTTCGGTGCTCGTTCACAGATGGGTTCAACCTTAGGTCAGCTTGGTTTTCAAGTTTTAGGTATGACAGGTCTTCCTGATTTTAATGCTCTTTCAAAGCCTGTTCAAGGCCCAATGCCTCAGTAATAAGGAATAAGAATGGCTACCCTTCTGACACTCGAAGATCAAATCTTCAATGAGCTTGCTCTAGAAGCACAGCTAGATACTCAGCCTGAACAAGAGACATTCAACCCTAATAGCCAAGTAGAACGTACCAAAGCACAGGAAATATCTATCGCAACGGATATCCCTGTAGATCAGGTAGAAGCTGAACGTGCTATAGGAGATGTCAGTGCTGAGACAGCTGCTAAGACTAATGCTGTGAACTTCGACTATGCCTTGACAATAGATCAGGCATACAACGACGGTCTGTCAGCTGAGGATGTAGCCTTAATAATCGAAGAACGTAAAGCTAAGGGTGATGATATGACCCTTAGTGAATACTTCTTAATCCAGAACTTGATGTTGTCAGACAATGGTGTCAATGCATATGCTGCACGTACCATGACAAACATGGAAATCTGGAATCGTATACTTCAGAAAGAAATAGAAGCTAACGACACTTCAAATATTTCTAAGGTTCTATCCTTCTTCGATGTAAACGTCCTACGTGAACTTACCATCGGTGCCTTTGAGAATGTAACCTTCCGTTCTAACCGTGAGGGTAGAGATATTCGTGAGGCATTCAACTCACTAAAACCAGCCGAGTTCGAAGAGTGGGCTAAGGAATACCTAGATGAACGTAAGTCTGAAGGTATCTTCTCAGAGGATAGTTTATGGAATCTATATAAGGCAGCTAATGATGCCACCTACCTAGGTGATGACCCTATGGCTGGTGTCAATTTCCTATTCGGTGCAGCTGACATAGTTACTCTAGGTGGTACTAAGATAGCATCGGCAGCTGTCAAGGGTTTGAAAGCAGGATCAGAGGCGGCTGTATCCGCACCACAGAAACTTCTAAGTCTCTACAAGGCACGTCGTCCAGTGGATGTCGTGTCAGTTGTTGATGGTGAGGTTGTAGGTGCTAGGGCAGCAACTAAACTTGTAGATGATGCGGGTGTCCAAACTGACGAGATCGCAGCTGGACGTACACTACCTGAAGAACTAGACCCTGTCAAAGGCCCGACAAGCAGACCCTCAGGTGTTGCTTTCCGTGATGGTTCCCGCAAGACAACCCTGACAGAAAAACTAGAAGAACTTAACCGTCGTGGTTCATTTGGTGAGTACGTACCTCGTACAACTGTAGAGGGTGTAGCTACTCGTATAGCTGCAAGGATTGCCTCAGGTGTTAATGATGTCGTTGTAAACTCTCGTCGTGTCATTGACGAAGGTTCTGAAGACTTCAAGGTTGTTGTCCGTCTAGGTAAGGATGGATCGGGTGCTCCCTTCCGTCGTAAGATGGATGCTGAAGAGATTGCTAAACGTGACCCTAGCCTGAAGGTTGTCAAACGTGAAGAGGGTCGTGGATGGTTCATTGAGGCAGAGGAACGTGTCAATGTTCTAGGACTACCTGATGAACTGGATCGTTTTAACAAGGGTTCATTTGTTTCAGATGCTATCAACAAAGTATTCGGTGCTGCTACTGTACGCCTAGGTGACAAGATAGGTGGTAAGTTCCTACAGGCTGAAGCTGGACAGGCACTAATCGGTGATCTTGTCAAGCCTTACCAACAGACAATACGTAAGGTAAAAGGAAAAGAACTAGAAAACTTGTCAGACTTTATGACACAACTCCGTGATGGTGAGATGTCATACTTACGTCAGGCTCCTACTCGTGAATCCTTCGAGTCTCTCTACAAAACAATGTACGGAGAGAAGCCCTCTAAGAATGTACTTGATGCGTATGAGGCACTACAAGACATCAGTGACACAACTTGGCAGATCAAATCATCAGAACGTCTGAAACGTGTAGTTGCTGAGGGTGGCATCTATGTAAATATCACAGATGATTACGGTGACATTGGATATCGTGTATCAACAATACCTGATGATGAACTTGTTCTTGATGTAGCAGCTGGTAGGTCACTACCTAAGAACAAACTAGACCCTGACACCCCTATCTTTAAAGTACCTAATACATTCCTTGACCATCTATACGTCACTAACGTAGACTCAACTCGTGTATTAGAACGTGTTGATGTCATGCCATATAACGTAGGTGGCCCACGTACCAACTCTGAGTTCCGTTGGTTTGTAGGTGCTATCAAGGAACAGAAACTAGCCTCAGGTAACACCATTTCAGCTGGGTTCAAGACACTCTTAGGTTCGTTTGGTAAAGACCAAGCCGAAACAGCTGTTCGTCAGATCAACAACATCAACCGTAAGGTAAAGTCCTTGATGGATGAAATGGGTGCTGATGATATAGCTAACTTGAATTTGTCTAAGACACAGTATGATGACCTAGGGGATACTATCAGAGCTAACAACGCTTGGAATAAACACGTAACTGATCTAGAAGACCTGAAGGACTTAGCTGCTAAGTATAACTTCCGCTTCACTGAGGAGTTCGTAGCTAAGGCTCGTGACCAAAAGGTTTCTATTCGTGAGGCAGGGGAAGACCCAGCTAAGATAGGTGAACCATTCGGACAGGTGATAGGTGTTCGCTTGAACATGAAACGTGGTGACACACCTCTCATGGAGTTCGGCGGTAAGAAAGCTACCAATGCAAGCCCTGTGTCAGCTATTGCTGATCAGTTCGGTAGTGAAGCCTTTGGGTATGCTAACCGTGCAGCCTCACAGAATGCTGTTGTAGGGTGGGTAAAACTAGCTGAACAGGCTGAGGGTCTTGTCACATTCCCTAGGGGTGTTCCTGAGAATGACTACCTGAACAGGTTCCTTGATGCTGAGGTTACAAAGACAGGTAAGTTTAATGACCTAGCCTCACAGCTACGTGAACAGCAAGAAGTTATCAAACGTCGGATGAACCAGTCAACATGGTTGTCAGACAAGTGGGACAGCTTCACATCATCAGCTACTGAGGCTGTCTTCGAAAGAACAGGCTTCAAGGCTGATTTTACCAAGACTGATCCTGCAAGTCGTCTACTTCAGGTAGGTTTCTATTCTAAGTTTGGGTTCTTCAATCCTGACCAGTTTATGCTTCAGGCTCTACACAGCTTGACCATCACAGCTATTTCACCTGTACAGGGTTTGAAAGCTATGGGTTTAACAACCCCAATGATGATCATAGCTAACTTGACAGATGGCCCTACAAGGTCACTAGCAATTCAACGTCTAGCCAAGGCTTCAGGTATCGAAGTAGACGAACTTCAACAGCTTGTCAAGTATATCGACGAGAGTGGTCGTAACATTATCGACACACAGATCATCGAACTTCAGGCACCACAGAAGTTCGGTGCTGCAAGTAACCTGACAGGTAAGGCACAAGAGGCAGTTGGTTCATTCCTAGATAAGTCAACGATATTCTTTAAGGAAGGTGAACGTGTCACACGTATGACAGGTATCATCACAGCATTTCTTGAACACCGTGTTAAACGTCCTAATATTGACCCTATGTCATCAGATGCACGTCTATGGATTACTAATCGTGAACAGGACTTGACATTCCGTATGACAACAAGCTCTCGTAGTTTTGCTCAGTCAGGGATTATGAGAGTACCTACTCAGTGGCTATCCTTTACCCTACGTGCCTTGGAGAATATAGCTATAGGACGTAACTTCAGCACAGCTGAACGTATCCGTATGTTCATGGTTATGGGGCCGATGTTCGGCTTGACAGGTTTGGGTGCTGGTAAGATGGCAGGTTACGTTGTGGAACAAATGGGATACAACCCTGATGATCCAGACACTGTGAAGGTATTCAACCGTATCAAGTATGGTGCCATTGATGCACTATTGTCTAACCTACTAGGCACTGAGACAGCATATGCTCAACGTGTGGCACCCCTAGGTCAGATGCAGGATACCTACAAGAAACTCTTTGAGGAAAGTTTCGTTACTACTCTATTCGGCCCTTCAGGTGAGATTTCTTCTGACATGGTAGCTGTAGCATCCAATGCTGTAGGTGCTATGATGGGTGGTCGCAGTGAGATGGTACGTGAAGACCTGACACAGCTAGTTCGTAACCTATCTACAGTAGATAAGGCTGTCAAGATTCGTGAATTGATTGAGACAGGTAACTATCGTAGCCGCACACGTAGACTTGTAGTGGGTAACCTAGACCCTGAAGCAGCTGCGGCAGTTCTATTCGGTGCGACTCCTGCACCTGTACAGAACTTCTATGACTATAACGAAATGGTATTCAAAAAGAATACTCAGTATCGTGAAATGTCAACAAGACTAAAACAAAAGGCAACACTTGCACTTTCCCTCTTGACAGAAGGGGATGAAAGTGATATGATTAGAGGAACGAAACTTTGGGAAGAGATCAATGATGAGATTTGGTCTTCTAACCTATCTAACCAGTTGAAGACATCTCTTCAGAAAAGTCTGGTTAGTGTTGCCTCAGTCCCAGATATTATGAAGAATGCTATTCGTATCGGTCTTGACTATGATGCACAGATTCTTCAACAACAAATGCAATAAGGAAAAACTATGGCTGGATTTGCAATAGACATCGGTGATGAAGGTACCGCATACGCACAGGGTGTAACAATGCCTAGTGCCACAGGGTTAGGTGCAGCCGCTGAAGGACTGTCAATGTTAGGTAAGGGTGTCTTCCGTACCCTAGATGCTATGGATGCAGCTAAACGTGCAGCACAACCAAGTGAGAGTGCTATCAATCGTGAAGCCTTTTCAGCATTATCTAAATCTTTAGATGGAACTAAAGGGGCTTCTCCCTTACAGGCACGTACTCTAGTTAATCAAGCTATCACTGAATACAATAACCTAGGTTTTGATATTGGTGAGGCTGAGGCTCGTATGATTAAGCAACGTACAGGTATTGACGTTGACTTTGTAAACTTCAATCCTCAGCAAGCAGCCATTGATGCGACTATTGAAAAACTTCAGGCTAATCCAGCATACTTATACAATGCTCGTGTGACACTTGACAAATCTGGTAAACCTTACTCAAACGAAGATGTGCTTTCTCAGGCTATGTCTGATGTACAACGCAGTGAGGCATCAGCCTTATATCTTGTCAATGCTAAGAACATCACACGTCAAGAGTTTCACGAGACATACGTTCCCAATGCTAATGTAGCCCTTGAGAATGTACGTTCACTTGCCCTTGCAGGACTAGCTATCGAAACTGAGGGTGGTAACATCAAGCCTGAGAATATTGTACAGCTTCGTACACAGTTCGATGTTGTCAAGGCACAGTTTACTAAACCACCTCTTATCGAAACTGGTGATTGGCAGGTCATTCAATCACAGATCGACACTCTTGATCAACTCTTGACGACACTAGAGAAATATGACGAGAATACCCTATCTGCAACTAAGGCTGAAATCCTAGAACCTATCACTAAATCCTTGATGCTTCAGGCTAAGGAATTAGGGCAGACAGACCCGATCCTAGCAGCTGCCTTATTGTCAGACAAAGTCGATTGGTCAGCCTATGTGTCTGGCAGATACCCAGAGATTCTTAAAACTCTAGACTCTATCGAAGCTGAAGACACTGTATATACAGATTTGTTTGCAGCACCACAAGATGATATAACTATTATCGAAGGTGAGATTCCTCCAGAACCAACTATAGATACTTTACATGATGGTGACGAAGTAGAAAAGGCAACTGAACGTGGGAATCAAGCTCGTTTAGATTCTATTTCATTTGCTGCCATTGAACGAATCGGTGTTATGAATCCAACTATGATGGATCAACCTGAACATCGTACTAATTTCTTAACTGGTGTAGGTCAGGCTACTGTCAACATTTCAACATCACCAACATTATTTAAAACTGAGACAATGAATCTTGTCTATAATGATGATACATACTCTAAACTTGCATTGATCCGTAACCTTGACCCTGATAAAGCTGAGATTGCAAGTAAACGTCTTATTGATGCTCTTCAAGCACAATTTAACATAGCATCTACAACTATGTCAGGTGCTATGCAATCATCATACTTTAAGATAACAGGCTTAGGTAAGATTGAGTACGATCTAGATGCACGTGTAGATACAGGACAGATTCGTATGGATCGTGCTGTATTACCTCTTGTCAAGACAAGTGCATCTAAATATTACAATGGTGATGTAACAGCTATGTTGGCTGATCGTGGTCGTCGTGTACCTACTTTTGAACGTAGTCAGATTGAGAATGCTGGTTTTAAATTTAACACGGCATACCAAGACTACCGTAAAGTACAGAAGAATGCTAGAAGTTTAGATTTTTACATTAGTAATATGAAAAAACTAGGCGTTGATACAGCAACTATCGAAAGTTTAATGGTTCAACCTACTGTAATTGGAGAACCTACAGGTGATTTGGGAACAAGAACTAATCCATTCCAGATTTTCTGGTCAGATGAAACAGATACAGACGAGAGATTATTTGCTTCTATTGATGATGGTCAGTATTTCATTGGCCCTGATGGGAAAACATACGTTAAAGGTATGGACTGATATGGCAGGTATTAATCTAGAAGGTCGGGCAAAACTCGTTGTAGAAGAAGAACGAATCAGAGTTGTTAAGACCTTAGGGGATATCCTCAGAGGTGCGGCTATGGAAGACATGGCTAGACAGTCTGCCGAAGAAGTTAAACAGATTCGTGAAGAAATGGGTATTACCCAATCTCTTGGTGCTGAACCACGTATGGTTGATGTGACAGACACAGAGATGGGCAAGTTGTCTAGTCCTGAGCCTTTGTTTGAGATGGCTGAACAGATAAGAGAACCATCCTTCGAACAGACAGAGATGTCAGACCCTCGTCGTGCTACAAGCCCACGTCCAGTATTACGTCCAGAGTCTATGGAAACACCTACTCAACAGGTTTCAGATGGTGCTAAGGGCTTACTTGATTTTATAGGAGAGGGTGAGGGTGGTTATGATTCCGCTAACAGAGGAACGGACTCTAAAGGGGACATTGTAGGTAGCCAGCTAGTAGCAGAAAGAAACGGTAAAAAAGTTTCTGAAATGACTATCAAAGAGATAAGAGAATACCAACAAATAACTGACCCTAATAATGAAAACAGACTATTTACAGTAGGTAAATACCAAACAGTTCCTGAAACTTTTGAACAAGCTGTAGATGCTTTAGACCTTTCACCAGATACAGTGTTTTCACCTGAAGTTCAAGACCAAGTAGGTCTGTTTTTAGTTGGTCAGAAAAGACCCAGATTAGGTAAGTTTTTACAGGGTGATGAAAGTATTTCTGTAGAACGTGCTATGTTATCTCTAGCTATGGAGTTTGCGTCTATCCCTGTTCCGTATGATATATCTAAAGGATCGTTTGGCAGTTGGCCTAAGACAGACCTTGTTGCAGGGGATTCTTTTTATAAGCAACCTAGTGCTGCAAAAGGTAACAAGGCTCTACACACAGTAGAAGAAACAAAAGAAAAACTTAATAGTGCAAGACAATGAGATTATTTTTACCTCTAACCCTAACATTATTCTTAAGTAGCTGCGGTGTCCTTAGTGGTGCCGCATCACTCTTAGGTGGAGGTAGTAAGGGGCCAACAGTAAATGCTAACGTACAGGCAGGGGCTGAGAATAATCAATCTGTTATTGATCAAAGTTCTGATATCTCAGGCGAGAATGTAACTGTAGATAAATCTGAGGGTGCTTTCACAGTAGGAGGTGCCGTAGAATCCGTTAAGGTTATGAACCAAGATATACCTACATGGGTTATAATCCTGCTAATCTTAGGCTGGATGCTACCTTCCCCGAATGAAATCTGGAGGGGTTTCTTAAAGACTATAACACTAGGACGGTACCGTGGCTAAACGTGCAGACAAATCAAGAATGAAATGCAACTCACCTCAACGTACCTCAGGGGGTTCGAAGAAGTTTGTTGTCAAAGCCTGTAAGGATGGCAAGGAAAAGATCATTCGTTTCGGTGATCCTAACATGACTATCAAGAAGTCAAATCCAAAACGTCGAAAGTCGTTTCGTGCAAGACATAAGTGTGACACAGCCAAGGATAAGTTCACGGCTCGTTACTGGTCATGTAAGAAATGGTGATCGAAATGATGGAGACTGTTGATTTGGTTATGCAGTGGCTTGTTGCCCCTATTGCACTTGTTGTCTGGTATCTGTTTAACATGGTAAACAAAAACAACACGGATGTTGCTGTCCTAAAGGCACAGCTAGACTCCTCTAAAGTATCTCACGACAGAGAGATGAAAGAGATGAAAGAAACTATCAAGGCTATCTTTAATAAGCTAGACAGTATAGAGCAATCGTTAAGGGACCGTTAGTATGGAGAGTAAAGCATTAGCTGGAATACTAATGGCTGCTGTCATAGGGCTTATCGGCTGGAATATAAAGACTACCCACGATTTGACCCTTCAAGTACAGAAGTTGGAGATCATCCTACTGAATGATGCTTTCGCAAAGTGATTAAGATATGCCTATCCTAGAAACCATTGCTGCTGCTAACGCTGCGTACAGTGTGATACGTAAGTGCCTAGAGAACGGCAGGGAAGTAAAGGATATGGTAGGTCAGGTGGGTAAGTTCCTGACCGCTGAGGAAGAACTACAAGAGGCTGTCAAAAAGAAAAAGAATAACCCTATTACAGCTATAACAGGTGGTCAGGAAGGGGACTGGGAAGAGTTCCAAGCACTTGAACGCATCAGAGAACAACGTCGTGAATTGGAGTCTTGGTGCAGACTCTATGCTCCCGCTGGAACTTGGGCGAGGTGGCAAAGCTATCAGGTCGAAGCTCGTAAGAGAAGACAGGAAGCTAAGAAAGCAGCACAGAAAGCCTACGAGAAGAGAATGGAACAGATACAGATAGCATCTGGTATACTCTTAGCAGTCACAGTATGTGTCCTTGGAGTATACTACCTAGGTGTCTATCTGGAAAGGTGGTAAATGCCAGTATATAAAGTGAAAGGTGGGTACCGTTGGGGTAAGACAGGCAAAGTCTATAGAACCAAGGCCGAAGCAGAGAAACAAGGACGTGCTGTATATGCTTCGGGCTACAGGAAAAGAGGGGCAAAGAGAAAGAAGGATGGCTAAGAAACCTAAACGTGATGCATGTTACAAGAAAGTAAAAGCTAGATACACACGCAATGGTGGTACTTGGCCTTCAGCCTACGCCAGTGGTGCTCTTGTTCAGTGTCGTAAAGTCGGTGCTAAGAATTGGGGCAATAAGAGTAAGAAGAAATAAAATGGCTAAGACTAAAAATTCTCTAAGGACTTGGTTCTCTCAGAACAAAGGCACAGGGTGGGTCAACTGTAAGACAGGTGGGCCTTGTGGTCGTAAAGACAGAACTAAGGGTGCCTACCCTGCCTGTCGCCCTACAATGGCTCAGTGTAAGAAGGGGCCAATGAAACGGAAGACAAGCAAGAAAAGGGTAAGCTGGAAGTAATTAAGCAGGTTGTCGTTTCTCCCAAGTGGCACACTGATAATCTACCACAACGAAACCAGCAGATTCAAATGCTTCAATACCACCCCCGATCTCAAACATACATTGTTCTTCTGTAGGTAAGATACTTCCAGTAGATTGAACTTTACACATGGACATATCCTGCATACAGACCAAGAGCAGAGGTGTGAACAACATTTTAATTTCCTTCCATTTCTTGGATTAGTTTATCTAGATACCATCTAGCTTTCTTCAAGTCTTCCACAGGTTTCCCTTTGTAACGATAACGATGCAGATACTTCTTGGTATTTCCTTCTAGATACCCTAGGTACATCATGGTATCCATGTTGTCCTTCATATAATCAATACACTCAATAGACCCATCTCCATAGTGAGGTGGGTTATTTATTAGGTCGGCCATCTCACTGTCAGTAAAGAACTCAACTTGGCTCATGTGTTAATTAACTCCGCTTTTGTAAAGGGTACGTGAAAGAACAGTTCACCCTTCTTAATGTAACGTCCCTTAGCTTCACGCAAGGAATCTTGTGTCAGTAGTGTGTCCTTGATGCGCCATGCTTGTTTCAAATCAGCACGGAAGACATAGAAGTTTAGGAAACCATCTACCTGTTTGTCTAACAAACGTTGCTTACGTTCAGGTATACGAATCTCTTTCCAGTCTACAGGCCAGTCTGATTTCCAACCTGTCTTTACCTCAGCCTCATTGAAGTATGTATGACCATCCTTCTGACTGACAACATCAACACTGAAATTCTCTTCGTTGTTGACAATGGTATGTCCTTTAGACTCTAGAAACAGAACTAAGGCTGTACGTGCAGGGCCATCATAGGCTTCATATAGAGCCTTGCTAAAGTTCTTACGTATCTTTGTCACCAAGGTATTCCTTTAATTCTGTGTAACCACCAATATGTTTACCTGTGTATGTCCATATCTGTGGTACTGTCTTTATATCAGCCTTCTTGAACAAGTCAAGTATCCACTTGGACTCTTCAAGGGAGTAATGACTAACACTACCCCCTTTAGAGTTGATAAGCTGTTTAGCCTTGTCACAATAAGGACAGTTCCGTCTGCTTACCATTACGTACATCATTATGTCAGCAACTGATGAATTGCTATGACTGTTGCAAATACTGCATATAACTCTAGCATATTGTCTCCTATGCGGTTAGGTCTACGATTTCACAGCTATCACCTGAACAGGCCATAGTCTGCATTCCGACGGTGTTATCAGACTCTTCATAGTTTGTCAAGAGGCTCCAGTCAATTTTTTCTGGCATATTCTTGGCTAACTCTTCATACTCTGACTTGCCGATCTCTTGGTAGGGTGCCTGTTGGTACGTATGTTCGTTGTAAGGCAGGAAGGATACCCCTGACATTTCATCGAAGTGTTCGTACACGAAAGCACCTACCTCGAACCACTCATCCTTACGGACGTTGATAGTGACTGAGGGTTTGTGTTCACACCAGTGACGTTGGAACATCAACCATGTCTCTAACTGTTCAATGGCTGTCAGGTCTTCAGTGACAACAGCACCAGCAGGTGCCTTGACAGGAAACGAGAACACAGTTGTCTGGTCAGGCTTGAACACATCAGGTTCGTTAGGGATACCCTGATCAATCATGAACTGTGTCAAGGGGTCTTTGTTATCTCCTCTAACGGTTCTAATGTAGTAGTGACTATGTCGTGCGTGGATACCAGAGGCTGAGTCGACAAGCTGGGAGACTGTTCCGCTTGGCTTGACACATGTAATAGCAGCACTAGGGTTAATCCCAAGATCACCACTGAGCTTGTTATTAGTATCCTCAGCAACCTGTCTAAGGTGTTCAAGAGTTTTAGGTAGGCCATGATTTTTACTCGTTAGTAGAGGGTTGTCCATTATCCCTGTGAGAGACACACCGAGCAGTCGTTCTGCTTCTGTATTGTTTGCCCACACCTTTCGCAGATATGGAAACTTTGTGTACGTTGACTGGATAGTTCCCAGAATAGTTGCCAACTTGACTTTTCGTTCCAAATCATCGACAGTGTCCGTAGCACGGACGACAACCTCAGTGAGATTGCAGAATTGATATGGTCGAAGGATAATCTCTGAGCAAGGGTTAGTTCCGAACTCATGTTCAGGATCACGTCTGCCAAACTTCGCAGCCTGTTTCTTAGATGCTTCACGGTTAAATACTCCACGTTCACCAGAACCAGATTCCACAAGAGACATCCATTCACGCATAAACGACAGACTGTCAGGTTTCTCTGTGTATGCTACACTGTTATTAGCCAAGGCACGTTGAGGGTTCTGTTCCCACCACTGACCTGACTTAGCATGACGCATACGATCATCTGACAGGTTAGACAGAGAGATCATAGCTGAACGGCGTACACCACCTACAACAACAACCTCACCAATCTTACACATCAAGTCGTGACATTCAATAGACGACAGCTTACGTCCCTGTGCATCCTTGAATACTTTGACAGCAAAGTTGAACAGGTCAACCAAAGGTGCAGGGCCAGAGGCACGTCCACCGAATGTCTTCAGACGTGCACCAGCAGGACGTACTTTAGATACGTTCCACTGAGGAATCTCACCTGCCCATAGCAATGCTAGTAGTTGACGGAACGCCTTAGCCCAACCCTCTTTACTATCCTTGACAATGATTGTTGTCTCACTCTCGAACAGTTCAGGTACCTCAGGTAACTTCTGAATGTACTGACGTTCGACAGAGAACCCGACACCTGTACCACACAACAGAATGAACATAGCCTCGTCGAATGATTTAGGATCATCGACAGGTAGGTATGAACAGTTGTACCCTGCTGTGTTGTCACGTTCCAAGGCAGGGCCAGCTGTCATCATAGCTCTCATAGAGGGCATGACTTCTAAGTTCAGGATAGCTTCTTCTAGTTGATTGACGTAACTGTCATCACCCAACACAGGACGTACCACATTATCCATGTAGCGTCCAACAGTCTCTGGCCATGACTCACGTCCCTTACCATCCACGTAACGTGCGTAACGTGATGTGTGAATAAAGGACTGGTAGTCTGTTGGTAAATAGTTATTCATCTGTTTTTCCTTTTTCCAGTTCTTCGATGCGTTCCAGTAGTTTCTCTACATCTTCATAACGACACCAAGGCCCATCCTTGTCCTCTCTACGGACATTTCGGGACCATTCACTTTCTTTCGTAAAGTAAAAACGCCTAATCTTCATCGTGTATCTCCCTCTCCTGCGATCTTACCACGACGTTGACGATCACGTAGTTTCTTTAGGTTGTTGATTGCAACGTCCTGCATATCAACATTCAAGTCACGACACAATGCGGCAATGTACCACAGACAATCACCAACTTCATCAGCGATAGCTTCACGACTGAAGACACCATCACGCATGATCTTCTTTACTTTGTTTGCAACTTCACCAGCTTCCGCTGCAAGCCCCAACGCAGGGTAGATAATAGAGTGTTCCTGTTTGTAGATAGCTGTCTTCGATGCCATCTGTGCGTACTCGTTCATACTAATGAACGGTTCGCTGTAGTATTCCCACGCTTCTAAGTCTGTTTCATTAATCATTGTTCCCAACTTTCTATCTCTTCTTCTTCGTTACTCGTATCAATGAAGTCATCAAGGTCAAGCAAACCTTCTTCATGTAGCATCTTGAACACATGATACTTCGTAATGTCTGCGTTTTCTAACACGTAGTCTGTGTCGAAGTCTTCGGCCAGAACTGTTAGTTTATCCTCTATAGTCAGCATTGTCAAGACCTTTTCTCCTTGATCCATGAGAAAGGAATAGTTTCCTTAGCGTACTGGAAGCCATGTTTCTCACACCAGTCTGCATAACTTGTTTTAGAACCCTTTAATAACTTGGCGTTAGGATTGCTGAATACAAATCTGATATCATACTCAGGGTGTTGCTCTTTTACCTTTAAATGTTTCATTCTATCTGACGGAAGGAACCGCCCCTTAGTTTCTATTATGATACCGTTAGGTAAGACGAAGTCTGGTGTGTACGTCTTGACTGCGGGTTGCCACGGAATCTTCAGTGTCTCGTACTTGAACTTTACCTTGTGTTTCTGTAGAAACTTAGCTGTACGTTTCTCTAAGCCTGATCTGTAACGCACTGTGGTGGCTCCCATAGTTGGTTAGGGTAACGACGTAACCAGAGTAGTCTGGCATTCTCAATGACACGATCCTCTTCACCACCGTACTGGTGGAGACACTCAAGGTAATAGTCCGACTCTGTTACACAGTCAGCTACCATCTTCTCTGCCTTAGCAGGACCAACACCATACAAGCCTACAATATTATCTGCACGGTCACCTGTCAGTATCTGCTTGTAGAAGAACTTCATACCATCTTCCTCTGACACAACCTTGTGTTCACTTTTAGTTGGGTTGTAGTGACGACAAGGAATCTGTAACATGTCTTTGTCAACTGTGACAACGATAGCTTCAGGTCCGATCTCTGTTGCAGCTATGGCAATCAAGTCATCAGCTTCTTCACCCTTAGACACAACAGCTTCCCATGCTTTGATCATGTGTTTACGGATAGCTTCTAGGTGCTGAGGTTTCTCGACATCTTTGCGGTTACCCTTGTATGGGTGTGTGATAGCTAGGTCATAACGGAAGTTACCCTTGCCAGTAAGGAACACTTCGTAGTCTTCTACATCGTACTCCAAGACACACGAATAGATTGACCACTGTATCAAGTCGTCAACCTTATCCAATGCATCCTCAACGTCCTGATCCTCGCAAGAGAACGCAGCACGGTAAGCAAAGATGTCACCATCAATGAGAATCTTAGGCTTTGTTAGCTTCTTCTTTTTCTCTGGCACGTTGACGTTCCTCTTCTGTCATAGGTGTTATATTAGTTCGGTCTAACTCAACTTCAATACCCTTGCGTAACATTTCTACAAAACCAAAATTAAAAATAGCAGCGAAGGTTGCATCATCCATGTCTAGCTTGACAAGTGCTGATCCGTCTTCACGTTCTTCTAAGGCTATAACTTTTATCTCACTCATTGTCCGTATCCTCGTAAGGCTGCCCATGAAGTAGGGAACAGTTCCATCATCTTGTCACTGATATGTGAGGCTACCTCACGTGACTCTGCTTGTGTGTCAGGCATACCACGTAGACGACACATATCTGCAAAGGCATCTAATGAACCTGACCAGTACCACTCAGTCATCATAGACTGTGGCAATACCATACGTGCTTGCTCTGGACATACACCATCTTTTAGTAAGTCCTTGTAAATTTTAAGTGAGTGGTTGTACGTATCCCAATCAGACACAAACGTCTGAACAGTACCCTCACTACCCTGCTTCTTGTCTTTACTGCGCCCACGCCACTGATCAGGTAAATAGAACTCAGGTTCATCATCCACATAACGACGAGACACTTCGTTCCAACGTAGGAACTTATGCTTGACTAACTGACGTGCAACAAAGACAGGAGCCTTGATGTGGAAGGATGCAAAGCAATGTCCGAAGGGGCTGATATGTTTGTGCTTGGCTAGGTATGCAATCAGTCTACAATCTTTAGCTGACAATGCCTTAGCCTCTGGTGCACCATTAAATACGACATCACCATCAGACTTGACACGTATACGTTCTGTAGCTGCACCATTGTGTACTCTGGGTAGCCAGTCAGACTTCTTACCGAAGGATACCCTTGCTGCATTCACCACAGATAGGTCACTACCCATGTGGTCAATGTATGTAACTTCAATCATCTTGTTTCCCTTTGAATCTATGTTTAAAGAACACGATAACATTTATCATGGTGTTGATTGTTACCATTAATATAATCCACCACTGCCACCATACAAGACCACCAACCTCAAACATTAGTTTAGCTTTTCTTTATCGAAAGTCAACTCGACTAACATAGCTGTGTTCCAGTTGTCTGCCTCTTCCTGTGCTTCCTCTACCGTTTCAAAGCATAGTGGTTCATCATGTATTGTAAAGGGATTGTTACCTGACACATACATCAGATCACCGTCTACGTTTATCATCACTGCATACTTTTTCAATTTACTATCCCATTAAAAAGGACAGGGCCGTGAAGCCCTGCCAAGTTGGAGAGGAGAACTATGCTGCTTCAATCTCGTCATCATCACGTTCAGGGATTGGAACGTGTTCCAGAATTTTGATAGAAACAAGACTTGTACGTGAGTACGTCTTGCCATCGCCACCCTGAAAGGTTGTGATCAAGTTTGTCACAGCCGCCATGGAACCGTTACCGATACCACCGTTGATATCTGCATCCCAGACCTGACCATCAGAGTCAGTAACCTTAGGAGCACCACCAGCCTGTGGAATCTCACGACCATCCTTTGTCACGACGAGGTGCTTACGTTCGAACTTAACAACAAGTTCACCATCCATCAGACGTTTCTGATTAGGCTTTTTCTGTGTACCTGCTGCTTTTAGTTTCTCGTACTCAGACTTGTCGAGAATCTGATTAACGGTATACGCACCGTTACACTCTTCGTATGCACCCTCATAACCTGTCATGTCACGAGTGTTCTCGAAGATTTTAGCCCATTCGATTGGGCCTGTAGTAGTTACTTCTTTGTATTTAGCCAACGGTAATCTCCTTTCTTGGCTGCTTCTAGATTGCATATAGCAACTATTAGGTTAATTGTCAAGCAAAAAATGACAGGGAATAAAGAAATAATCCAGATCATTAGTGGGTGTCTCTCCAATTCCTACCGATGTCTGTCGATCCTGCGAGGGGGCAGATCATGTTGAAGTTCTTACCAGTGTCAACGATTGCCTGACGTTGTATCTCACCCAAGAGTTCAGCATCACGCATCGTACCTGTCACCTCTGTCTGCCATTCATCATGGGGCCATGTGACTAGCTTGAAGTCAATCCACTGTCTCTTCGCACGGTGTACCCACTGAAGGGCTGCATGTTTCATGATGACAGACTCACCATTCTGTAACATACCTGCCAAGGTCTTATGTGCATTAGGTACCTTGACCTTACGTCCGTCAAGACCCTTGAACCAACCACGACTAGCGATCTCAGGTATACGTTTCTTCTTCAGCTTGGATAGACCTTCGATAGATTCCATGAAGTTATCCACCGCCTGACCTGCTTCTCTCTGGTTTACCTTGAGTATCTGTGCAATCTTGGCGTTACCCGCACCAAGTAGGAATGCATAGATGAATGTCTTCGCCATGTCACGTGTGATGTGTGACATACCTAGAGCCTTGCGGTTCAGGTTGTGGATGTCAGTCTCGTCTTCCTTCTTACCTGACACAATAGCATGGACATATTCCTCTGACCGCATGAGGTGTGCAAGTACACGTAACTGGATACCCTCAGCGTCTGTGCCTACTAGATAGGAAAAGGGTGGGACACACCACAATGCACGGAACTGACCGTCATACTTAGCCTTCACCTTCTCCACTTCTGTCTTCGGTTCACCGTGGAACTCAGCGGGGATGTTAGCCTGATTAGGGTTGCGGTGAGACATACGACCTGTCCATGCACCAATGTGTGCAAAGCTACCGTGAATACGTGAATCGTCACCACAGTGGCCTAGCCACTCCACCAGTGAGGATCGGCGTCCTTCAAGGGTCAACCACTCTGCTAGACGTTTACCGCCTCTGGGTGCTGTCTCAGGCAGTGTGCTAAGGTTTGCCTCTGAGAGTGTCCACCCGTACTTGGCAAACTTAGCCCCACGATCTAGCTTGTTCTCTGTCATACTCAATGTGTCCTTTCGTTTTCTCGAACGGCTCCCACCCAGCTTCCCACAGTCTTTCGATGCGTTGCTTAGGTGAGGCAGGATTGAATGGGATGTACTCATAGCACACTAATTCGTTTGGGTCAACTGATTTGTCGAGTGCCGTTGCAAAATATTTCTCTTGTGCTTTGGTGACACTAGAGAATAAACTACCATCGGCTTTCCGTCTGTACTTGATACGATTGACTTCTGTAAGTTTAGGCGGGAAGTCTTCTTGAAAACTCTGTTCAAGGTCTTCCATTCTTGTTTGTATTTCACCAAGTAATTCCTCTGCTTTGTCCTGATCGAAGTAGAATCCGTTGTCATGCATCTGTTCACACAGGATTTGTATGTCATGTTCACAACGTAAAGACTCTTCCCAATCAGGAGATTGTATGACGTTCTTAAAGTGTTGGTACACCTTGACGGTAACGGTTACGTCCTGTTGACAATACTCTACCATCTCGTCTGACAGTTTACTGAAGTCATTGAACCCGATCTTGAAGTCACCCAGACGTTTACCCCATGCCTTGAGGCTGTGACCTGCACCATCTAGGGTGTAGTCCACTAGGCGTGAGACAACCAAGGTGTCGATTACTTTCTGTGGATCAATCACCTGACCCAACAGTTTGTTGATCACTGGTACATCAAAGCCAAGACCATTATGAAAAACAAAACTGCTATAATTATTGCAGTATTCAACAAAGCGATCCCTTTCTTCTGGTATACTGGTTACGTTCAGGAACTGTTCTTGTTCCCCTGTATCGACATCCTCAGCACAGATAACCCAGATGTGTTCTGGTGTTAGGCTCTCTGTTTCAATGTCCATTGCTACTGTTCTAGTCATCATCTGCTCCGAATAGATCATGCCAGATAAACTTGATTACAGTCCAAGGCCATATCAAACTGTGCATTCTTGCACGGCTAGGGTTTAGTTCATCCTCTCTACCTAAGAGGTGAAAGATTGTAGCCACGTGTATGTAGTGCAGGTATGCGCCTAGGAAATACAACACCGCTGCGGATGTTGCTATGTAATCAAAAGTCATCTGGTTTCTCGCTTAATGTAAAGGTGGATGGGTTGAACTTCAGTTGTCCTGCATACCC